AGAAATGGAAGAGTGTATCCAAAACAAATTTTGGAACAGGAAGTGGCAAGATACAATAGAGAATTCATCAACAAGAAAAGAGCCTTTGGCGAGTTAGGACATCCAGACGGTCCAACTGTAAATTTAGAGAGAGTATCACACATGATTACATCTCTAACTCCAGATGGTGCTAATTTTATTGGTGAGGCAAAAATTATGGACACACCATACGGTAAGATTGTAAAAGGTCTTATAGATGAGGGCGCTCAATTGGGCGTTTCAAGTCGTGGTATGGGGTCAATAATTCAGCGTAACGGTGCAAACTATGTAAAAGACGACTTTTACCTTGCAACGGCGGCTGACATTGTTGCAGACCCAAGCGCTCCAGACGCTTTCGTAGAAGGTATTATGGAGAGCAAAGAGTGGGTATGGGATAATGGTAAACTTGTGGAAAGAGATTTAGAACTCTGGAAGCAACAAATAAGAGAAGCGAAACAAAGAAAATTAGACGAAGTTAAGTTAAATGTCTTTGAATCGTTTCTTAAAAAACTTTAGTTTTATAAATATAATTGTACAAAAAACGAAGGTTTTTTAATTAATTAAAAAATAGAGGAGATTTCTCAAATGGCCGAAACAGAAACAAAGATTGAGGCGTTGGAAAAAGAAGTGACTGAAGCGAGTGCTAACCCACAAGCTGACGCTCCGAAAAAGAATGCTGTAGCGGCTGAACCTACTCACCTTAGCAATGAGGCAGAGGATTTAGGAACAGCGGTAACAAAACCTACAGATTCTAATCCTGACGCAACAAAAAAAGTTAAGCCAGTTTCAGGCGATGCTCAACAAAAAAGTGCTGGTGCTGCTGACGCAATGCCAAAACTAAAAGAAGAGCAAGACGAAACTGTCGAGGAAGGTTCTGAGGAAATTATCGAAACTAGCGAAGAAGAAACAAAAGCGGAAGAAAAAGTTGAAGTAGTCGAAGAAGACGAAAAAATTGATGTGTCTGCTGATGTTGACGCTTTAGTTAAAGACGAAGATTTGTCCGAAGAATTTAAGTCGAAGGCTGCAACTATCTTTGAAGCTGCTGTTAACACAAAAGTTAAAGAAGCTAAAAAGAAAATGCACGCTGGATACGAAGAAAAACTTAAAGAAGAATCAGAAAAAGCAAAAAGCGAATTAGTTGAAAAAGTTGACTCTTACCTTGCATATGTAGTGGAAGAGTGGATGAAAGAAAACGAATTAGCTCTTGAGCGTGGAATTAAAGGCGAAATTGCTGAAGATTTCATTTCTGGTATGAAAAAACTTTTTGAAGAGCATTATATTTCAGTCCCAGACGAAAAATATGATGTACTAGAAGACCAAGCTTCAAAGATTGAATCGTTAGAAAAGAAACTTAACGAAGAAATCGAAAAGAATGTTGAACTTAACAAAGTAAAATCAGAAAAAAACAGAGCTCTTATTGTAAAAGATATGAGCGAAGATTTAGCTGATACTGCTAAGGAGAAATTCAACAAACTTGCCGAAGAGGTTGAATATACAAATGAAGAAGATTTTGTAGCAAAGGTTAAGACAATTAAAGAGTCTTATTTCGGTGCTAAGAAAGAAGCTTCATCTGACATTGATGATGTAGCGGTTGGTGAATCAACTGAAAATGTAGATTTATCAAAAAGCATGGCTGCTTATACCGCCGCTATTACTAAAACAAAAGACATTAAGTTGTCGAAATAAATCTAATAGAGGAGAGAAGAAGATATGTACTTATCTGAAACCCACGAAAAAAAATGGCAGCCAGTCCTAGAACACGCAGATTTACCAAAAATCGGTGATTCTTACAGACGAGCTGTTACTGCTACAATCTTGGAAAACCAAGAGCGTGCAATGAAAGAGGACGCTGCTTTCTTAAACGAAGCTGCTCCAACTAACTCAACTGGTTCTTCTATTTCTAATTGGGATCCAATTTTGATTTCATTAGTAAGAAGAGCTATGCCAAACCTTATCGCTTACGATATTGCTGGCGTACAACCAATGACTGGTCCAACTGGTTTAATATTTGCTATGAGAAGCAGATATGACGCACAGAATGGAACAGAAGCTTTATTTGACGAAGCTGATACAGATTTTTCTGGCAGAAACAAAGCCGGTTCATCTGTTGATGGTTTCTCATCTACAGCACAATCAGGAACAAATCCTGAGGTTCTTAACGACTCACCTGCTGGAACATACACAACTGGTACAGCAATGACTACAGCGGCTGCTGAAGCATTAGGTGACGCAAGTGGTAATTCATTTGCTGAAATGGCATTCTCAATTGAGAAATCAACTGTGACTGCTAAGTCAAGAGCTCTTAAAGCAGAATACACTATGGAACTTGCACAAGACTTAAAAGCAATCCATGGTTTAGACGCTGAAACTGAACTTGCAAATATCTTATCTGCTGAAATCTTAGCTGAAATCAACAGAGAAGTTGTAAGAACAATTTACACAAACGCAGAAAAAGGTTCACCAGCAGGTCATGTGACTACAGCAGGTGTATTTGACCTTGATACTGACTCTAACGGCAGATGGTCTGTTGAAAGATTCAAAGGTCTTATGTTTAACCTTGAAAGAGATGCCAACAGAATCGCACAAAGAACAAGAAGAGGTAAAGGTAACATTATCATTACTTCAGCTGATGTTGCTAGTGCTTTACAAATGGCAGGTGTATTAGACTATACTCCAGCTCTTAACAACAATCTAAATGTTGATGACACAGGTAATACTTTTGCAGGTGTTCTTAACGGTAGATTTAAAGTGTACATTGATCCATATAGTGCAAACTCAGCAAGTGCTCACTACTATGTAGTTGGCTACAAAGGTACTTCACCTTATGACGCTGGTATGTTCTATTGCCCATATGTACCACTACAAATGGTAAGAGCAGTTGGTCAGGACACTTTCCAACCGAAAATCGGTTTCAAAACTAGATACGGCTTACAAGCAAACCCATTTGCTGAAGCTGGAACTGGTGATGCTGCTGTTATTAACGGTGCTGGTTCTGCTAACGCTAACAGATACTACCAAAGAACGCAAGTTGCGAACTTAATGTAATATCTGTTTATACAGAAATACGAAAAAGGGCGGTTTATCCGCCCTTTTTTTTGGCCTTTTTCCAGGTTGGATAAATAGTTTATATGAAAAAAAAGAGAAGAAATAAGAGATTGGGTAAAATGTTTATACAATATTCATGGATATTTGGTATTGCTGGTGCATTATTTTTACTTGCTTATTTCACATATCCTGACAAGAAAAATGCTTTAGAATACCTTGAAAAAAGAATAAACGATATTCAAATGCAAAGAGAAGTATTAACTGAAAAAGAAAAACAACTAGAAAAATTAGCCACGGAACAAGAGTGGAAAGAGGTCGACAATGACAACAACAAATAGTTTTGCACGACAACCAACAAGTTTAGATTATGCGTCACCAACGCAGTTTAAATTTCAAATTACAAAACTACCAAAAGTAGAATATTTTTGTACACAAGTAAATGTACCATCTTTATCAATTAGTGAAGTAAAACAGCCTACACCCTTTGTAGATGTACCTATGCCTGGTACTACACTTTCATATGGTAGTTTAACAATGACATTTTTGGTTGATGAAAATTTAGAGAACTTTGAAGAAATACATGGTTGGTTAAGAGGTATTGGTTTTCCAGAAAGTTATGGAGAATACAAAGCCGCCGCTGCCGCTGGAAGTGATAGATTTCCTGGTGGTGATAATGCAGTTTCAACTGAACCAGGTAAAGTAAAATATGGTGCACCAAGTCAAGGTGCCTTATTTTCAGACGCAACTTTGATAGTATTAACAAGTAAAAACAACCCTATTAAAGAAATAAGATTTAGAGATTTGTATCCAGTTTCTATTGGTGAATTACAATATGACCAACAAGCAGCTGATGTACAATATTTAACGGCAAGTGTAACTTTTAATTATAATAGATACGATTTTGCAAGTGTAGGTGCTTCGGCAACTACTGTTACAACTTCATAATAAACCTTTACTTTTTTAGGTTTTTGTGATATAATGGTATGAAATATTAATAATGGATAAATTATGGATTTAGAAAAACTACAAGAAATGGCCGACAAAGATTTGGCCATAAATGAAACTGAACTAGATTTAGAATCCCTTAAAACTCCTCAATTACATAACAAGTATATGAAACATTATACAAAGTTTAAATTGATGTTGACAAAAGCGGAAACAGATTATAGACAGCTTAAAAAAGAAAAATGGGAATATTATACTGGCAAATCAGACGCTTCAGTATATGCAGAAAAACCATTTGACTTAAAAATATTAAGAACAGATGTTGATAAGTATATTGAATCAGATGAAGACCTTATCAAAGGTAAACAAAAGATTGAATATTTAACAACTGTTGTTGATTACCTCGATAGAACAATCAGACAAATATCAAATAGAACATTTACAATTAAAAACGCTATTGATTGGCGTAGGTTTACAAGTGGCGCTGTTTAATGGCTGTAGTAAAGTATATAGTTTTAGAAAAGAAAAACGAAGTCTATCTGTCTATTGAAGCAGAGGCTGGTATTCGTAGAGATTTATCAGAATACTTTACATTTGAAGTACCAGGTTTTAAGTTTATGCCTCAATATAGAAACAGAGTATGGGATGGAAAAATAAGATTATATTCTTATCAAACAGGCCAAATATATGCAGGATTATATCCTTATATTATTAAGTGGTGTAAAGATAATAATATTGAGGTCGTGGATGGTAGTAAAATAAAAGATGTTACTGTTGATGAACAGGCCGTTGATGGTTTCATAAAAGCATTAAAAATACCTTTTGCAGTTAGAGATTATCAAAGAGAGGCATTTATTCATGCAATTAAAAAAAGTAGATGTTTATTGTTATCACCCACAGCTAGTGGTAAATCACTTATAGTTTATTTAATAACTAGATTTAATTTAATTAGATTAAAAAATAAAAAACAAAATAAAGTATTAATTATTGTACCTACAACATCATTAGTAGAACAGTTAACAAAAGATTTTAAAGATTATGGTTGGAATAGTGAAACAAATGTACATAAAATATATCAAGGCCATGATAAAGACACAGATAAAAGGGTTGTAATATCTACATGGCAATCAATCTATAATCTACCAAAGGCATGGTTTAAACAATTTGGTACAATAGTAGGTGATGAGGCACACTTATTTAAGGCAGTTTCATTAACAAAGATTATGTCAAAACTTGAAACTTGTAAGTACCGATATGGTCTAACAGGTACATTAGATGGTACAAAGACACATAAATTAGTATTAGAGGGTTTGTTTGGTACAGTAAATAAAGTAATATCAACAGCTGAGTTACAAGAGAAAAAACAACTTGCTGACTTGAAAATATACGGATTGATATTAGGTTATGATAATGGTAGCAGACAATATGTAAATGGACTTAATTACCAAGAAGAAATGGATTTCTTGGTTGCACATGAAAAAAGAAATAAATTTATAGTAAATCTGGCCGCTAAATTAACAGGCAATACATTATGTTTGTTTCAATATGTTGAAAAACATGGTGCTGGATTATACGCAGATATAACAAAGAAAGCA